CTTTATTCTCCATCTGTTTAAGAAGGCCCTTACAGAGCATACAATCCAAAATACGATGCTCCAGAAGGCTATGTGCTTCAAAGACCGTAAATGGACCCCTAAAGAGGTAATGGAGTCACACCCTAACTCGGCCAAGACCCTTTATGAGGTAGATAAGGTAGCAGGCCTTGTTAAGCTTGTGTGGACTGTACCCGGCTGGCAGGATTGTAAAACGATTAAAAAAAATCCCCATCTTTACGACAGGGATTTGGTGGAGTGGGTAAAAGAAGCAACCAAAGGGTATCAAGAACTAGCCGCTAGCTAGTCTCTGGGTTACTTTCGAATTTCCACTCTATAGTCTTGTGCCACGCTATTAATTCCTCTAAGAGATTCAAGTAATAGCTCACCGTTTCTGTTTTGGATTCTAAGTTTGTCATTGATGTTCTCCAAAAGTAAAACCATTGCATCAAATTTCTCTTGAGTAAGCTCACCTTCCGTCTGGAATCTATCGAAGCTAAACCCTAGAGAACAAACTGACACAAACGTTAAAAGTAAGATTTTTTTCATTAAAAGCTCCATTTAAAGGCTAATTCAAGGCCGAATTGTCGGTAACATCTTTTGATTGTTTGGGCATAACTTGCCTCAAGGTCTACGATTACTTTGTTTTGCCAGTTCGAGGCAATCCCTATCTTTCCTTTCACTCCGTACGGATTATAAAACCCCTTCCCCCAGAAGTTCCCTTTCTCAGAAAAAACTAGTGAGTTGTTGATGTCTTGGAATCCAAGGACTTCGATATGAGCCACTAGTAAAGGATGAAGCGTTGCTTCATAGCCCATACCAGCAAAGAAGGTGGTCTTGTTGATATACACATCTTTAAGGTCTATCGCATCTACTTTATGGGTAGAGACCCGTGTAGTTAAAAGGGGGTAAAGGGTATGCACATTGTCGAGCGGAGATCTAAAAATCACCGAACTTTCGGACTCAACGAGTAAACTAGAACCCTTAGCATTGGTTAACCCAGAAAATTTCAAGTTTATCCCTTGAGGCCGCTTTAGGAAGTACTCATACCCTCCCCCAAATGTATTGTAGGAGTATCCGTCTTCTTTATGAATTCTATAGATACCCTTTGCCGATAGGCAATGTTCGTGTGTTCTGAATGTAGGATGGACATTAGTGATCTCAATCCCTTTGTCCTGAGCAAAGCCACAGGCTGTTAGTAGTACTGGTGCTAAGAGTTTCTTCATATTCTTCCTTGGGTTAGAAAAACACATAATATCTATGAATTTCTTCAACTTTGTCAATAGTAAAGAAAAGATTTGACAATATCCCCTACTACTAGCTATCAAAGAATTAATTGAATACAGAAACGTTCGGGTGCGTCAATCCCTCTGTATTCTGAACTTATAGGCGTAACGGGTCTCGCCACCCAAGGAGTGCGTATGTCAGAAGAAGTAAACGAGAGCGTAGAGGAAACTCAAGAGGTCACCGCTCAGACCGACCAATCAACAGAGCACAACGACGTCTCACAAGAAGCGCAGGAAGCTAAGCATCAAAAGCGCAACGATGCTGAGTATAACTTCGCTGAAATGAGACGGCAGCAAGAAAGAGATCGGGAAGAAAGGGAAGAGTTGAGAAGGGAAATAGCCCAACTCAAAAAACCTCCTGTTGAAGAAGACGACTACACCTTTGCAGATGATGACTTAGTAGAAGGTAAATACCTTAAGGATCTCAAGAAAGAGATCAAAAGCATGAAGTCTGAAATGCAGCGTAGAGAAGTGTCTTCAATGGAAGATCGTATGGCCCTCAAATATCCCGACTACAAGGAAGTAACGTCAAAAGAAAATATAGGGCTTTTGATTAAAACACGACCAGCACTTGCGAAAGCCTTGGGAAAAATGCAGGATGATCCATTCGATCAAGCCGAAGCAGCCTATGAGATGTTGAAAGGTTTCACAGCGAAACAAAGTGATCCAAATGCCCTCGAAAGAAAGAAGGCAGCGGAGAATTCACAAAAGCCATTATCGGCAAATGCTGTCACCAAAAATTCAGCTATAGGCAACGCCCATCTATTCGAAAACGGTCTCACGAAAGAGTTGAAAGATCAGCTCTGGAAAGAGATGCAGGCTGCGAAAAGAGCCGGCTAAGCATTTTCTGGTTAAACATTATTAACCAAGGAAAATGACGATGTCTATTACGACTTCTTCAGTCCTTCCAGCACCAGTTCAGCAGAGCTTTAGCTTTAAGCTGCTCTCTGTACCAGTTCCTTACATGATCCACAAGATCCCAGCTGATCTGAAGGCCATGCCAAGAAACGGTGGAACTACGCTGAGAATGAGACGATATAACCCTCTAGCTACCGCACCGGTACCTCTAGGGAATAGTGGGGTAACTCCTCCACCACAGCAGTTAACTGCTTTGAATATTGATGCAAAAATGGATTTTTATGGCACGTATATACTTCTAAATGAGCAAGTTACGTTGCAAAATCAGGACCCAGTCCTGAACGAAGCAGCTCAAAGATTGGGCGTCTCGTTGAGACAAACAGAGGATCAGTTGATGAGAGATATGCTCGCATCTACTGCCTCATTTATAAACTGCGTAAGCGGTACCAACGGGGACAACCCGACAGAGATCACGAACGCGGATATTTTCACGGTCATTACGACCCTGCGTGGAAATAACGCTTATTCGTTCCTTTCTGGCGTAGAAGGTGAAGACAGGTTTAACGAACCAGACCTGTATAAATCTTGGGTAATTGACTTGGAACTCCTAGCTGCATAATGTAGAAGGACAACAGGGGGCAAGATTATGAATTGTAAAAAATGCCACAGAAAATTGGTTAAAATAAATAATTTTATCTTAAATCATATTTGTAGACCTTTAACAATAGATATTCAGCCTGAACGACTAAACCCTGAGACCTTTGACAGGATTCTCATAGCTATTAGTGATAATACAATTGGGATGATGGAAAGAGGATGTGATAGTCTGACCTCTATGGAAACATAGAGAGGGAGATCCGAAGAGGTTTCCCCGCCAACTATAAGGTAATTCCTGATAGTTGGTCAAAAAAGTAACAGAGCGTGGGACAGCTCCAGTTCGTGATGCATATTTTGCATTAGGTCACACAGATCTAATTAGCCAATTGCAGAACGTATCGGGCTTTATACAAAAGTGGAACTATAAAAATTTGTGTAGTTCTAAAACCTTCGATAATTTTCAAGAAAACCTAAGGGCTGCATAGCCTAAGGCAACTTGAGGGAAGATTGTTAAAGTGAGTTTAAATGCTTAATTTGTTTGATAATGTCTCTAATGCGATTGATCTGCTCAAAGGAGTAAGAACTTTCTCGAGTCTTTGTTTTTTTAATAGCCAAAAATTCCAAGACAAGAATGCATTGGCCTCTTTTTATTTTAAGAAAGGGGAGAACACATTCACAAACGATTTGGGAATTTTTTTGATTGCAAACCCATTTCCAAATGGGGAATTTTGTCCCTTTGTAGGAAGAAATACTTCCGAGAAAGTGATCATTAACGAAAGAAATAGGATCGGGATGAGTATTGAAAATAGATATCCAAGAATCAAATATTGGACTCAATTTTCCTTTATATTCGTAAACGCAAAAATTGCCATCCCCATCAAAAAAACCCGCAAGCCATTTCCAAAAGGATTGAGTTGCTGTTTTAGGAGATCTGTTTTTTATAATTTCTTTAGTGATTGGAAGCGGTATTTTAAGTTTAGAAATTTGATGACTAATATCGTCGCGGATTTCTTTTCTAAATGTTCTGCTTTGAGACAGGTAGTCGCTAAGTCGCAGAAGTTGGGTGCGTTTAATAATAGAGTGAGGCGAAACGAGGGAAATAAACTCCCTTGCTTGAGGAAGATTGGTGGAAATAATCCAAGTCCATGTCTTTTTTCTGTCTTTTCTTTGTCTATTGTAAACGTTTCCTCCGAACTGTTGTTGAAAAAGAGCAGGGATAATTTCATTGGATATTTCCATTCCTATTTGAAATCGACCTTCTTTTCCAAGAGTGACATAACCTTCAGCATCAAAAAGTCCTGCAAAGTATTCCATATAACTCCTTGGTTTGGTAAGTTACATTTTATCAAACATAGCAATTACCCGCAACGACTAAATTCGAGGGACCGAGGATTAATTCTTCGGTATGCCATAGTCTAAACTGCTTTGAAAGATGCAGAGGAGAGATCGAAGAGTCTTTCCCGCCTAGATGTTTGTAGTCTAGGTCAGTAGGTGTAGAAGCCGAAAGTAATAGAATGCCGAATCAAAACTCAACATTAATGCCCGAAGAAGGGTCTGTTGGGAATATGCGTTTCCTCTTGTCCAGCATAGGCTCGACAACTCCGAACGCATCGTTACTAGGTGCTACTGTCTACAACGTATTCTGTTGTGGGCGTGAGTCCTTTGCTGCCATCGAACAAGATGGCTATAGTTCGCAATTTATTTACCGTCCGCCTATCTATGATGGGCCACTCGCTCTCAACGCGTCTGTCGGTTACAAATTTGCGGAAGTACCGCGTATCTTAAACGACCAGTGGGTCTTTAACCTGCGTTGTACGCTAGCATAAGGAGGCAAACATGAGTACACCAATTAACGCATGTGTCACAGGTACTTTTACCTCTGACGGACTTGCAAAGAATCTCAGTATTCCATCTGGATTCACTAAAGTAGAACTCGTCAATCTTACAGATTGGGGTTCTGCTGCTGCTAATACGAACGTGATGAAAGCCTTCGGGTATTCTGATCTTCCTGCTGGTTACGGCGAATACCAAGCCAAAACCTCAGGAGCTGCAACTATCGCTATACCTACAATGGTAGCTAGCAATGGTTTCACATTCGTTTCCGACAGTGCATTATTGAACAACGGCGCGTCTGTTGCTCTTAATGGTACTGAAATTAACCGCGCTGCGCCTGCTGTCGCCTCTACTGGGACAACTACAGGACTTATCGCGGGCTCTACTGTGGTACGTTTGTTTGGAACTACTGGGATGCTTCAAGTCTCCAGTATGGACTTTACAATCGGTACTATTGTAGGGAGTACATCCTTTCAATTAAAGTATTTAGATAACAGTGGCTTTGCTGCTGATGCAACCGCGGGAACTTATAGAGTCATCAATGCTGATTCTAGATTTTACCCAAAAAGCCGTTACATCACTGGCATCACTGCTGCTTCTAGTGCTGTCATTACAATGTCAGTGACTCACGGATTTACTGCTGGACAAGCTGTAAGATTCGTCATCCCTGATGAATTTGGAATGACTCAATTGGATGGTCTCATCGGTAACATTACTGCCGTCACTTCTGGTACAACAAACACTATTACTGTCGATATCGATAGTTCTGCGTTTACAGCATTTGCTTTCCCCACTTCTGCTCAGGCAGCTGCTGGCGTAAGCTTTGCTCAAGTTGTTCCAGTCGGTGAAACAGCGAATGCAACCTATGCTAACAGCCTTGGAGATGCGACGGTTAACCAAGCATTCTCTGGTGTTGTTGTAGGAACCAGCGTTCAGACATCTGGATCTGAATATCAGTGGATCGCTCAAAAAGGGCTATCCGTATAACAAATTGGGGGTGGGGGATTTCTCTTGCCCCCTTTTTTTGTTTGAAATGTAAAGTAAATATTTTATTATGAGGAATTATGACAACAACAAAAATTATTCAAGCGCAGCCAGCTGCCAAAGACTTTATGAAAAGAGGCTCGGGAGCTCCCGTTAGCCCAGAACTTAAGAAAATCATGGAAGAAGAGTCCAAGCTCGTAAAAGGAAGATTTAAGAACTATGAGAGCCCAGGCGGACCCCTTCCCCTATGTTGCTCCAAGTTTCCTAATCAACCAGTCTATAAAAAAACATTCCAAGATGGTGAAACCTATGAGGTCCCTCTATGGGTAGCTCGGCATCTTAATGGGATTGATGTAACCGCTAAGGAGTTAAATGGAAGAATCGGATCGTGCTCTTACGCTGTTCATGGATTCAAATGGGAGGCAGGTAAAGATCTTCCAGGGAATGAGCTGGATGGCCAGGGTGTGCCAGTCCCCAATACTGGAATTGCTAAGCGTGTGCAGCGTTTCGGATTTGAGTCTCTTGAGTTTGGTACTGGAGCAGCGTGAGTAGCATAGCTAACTTTTTTGTTCCTAACCGTCAACAGGTCTCAGCCATTACAAACGCAGACCCTGCGGTAGTAACAACGACACAGGATCATGGATATGAAACGGGCCTTTGTGTCCGTTTCTATTTTCCTTTAGACGTTGGAATGAACCTTTTGAATGGAGAAATAGTTAAGGTCACTAAAATAGACGACACAAGTTTCTCTATAGGGGTTGACACAACAAATTTCGATTCTTTCAGCCCTGTAGGCTCTTCTCAGGTCCCACAGGTCATACCACTTGCCGAAGTCGCATCTAGCTTAACACAAGCCGTCACAAACAACGATAATATCATACCGGAGCAGTAAAATTTATTTACTCGATAACGTCTTCACTTTCCTCAGGGGTAAGGGGAAATGGCAGGTCGAATGGCAGAGGAATCCAATGAGAAATATGCCCTAACTGGGTATTCGCCCCCCAATGGTAGGGTCTTAATAGAGTCCATCCTACGCAAGGATCAAATTTACAAATGTGATATGACTCCGAATAAGAAGACCATCCAATCACTGCTTCATGCGGATCCGGATGGTGTTCCTTAGCTTCATAAAAACGGGCGACATTCTTTTTTTCTTTAATTTCCATCTCTACTCCTATTGTTAAATAATTTTTTTAATGATAAAAGGAACCAAAGGAGTACCATATAATGTCTTTTCCTTCCAACCTTTCTCAAATTCGCTCAAAAGTGAGAAGAATCACTGGAAGGCCCTCGTCTGCTCAGATTTCCGATTCAGAAATTGATATCTACATCAACACCTTTTATCGCTTCGATATGCCCGAGCATATAAGGCTTGAGTCTCTCAGGGTAAACTTCCAGTTCACTACCTCGGCCAATATCCCTGTCTATGATTTTCCTAGAAACACCTACCTAACCAACATGCCTCCTGTTTTCATTGCTGGGTATCAATCATACATGACGCAGTCTAGGCAAAACTTCTTTCGAACGAATCCAGAGCTCAACTTTCTACAGCAATCCATTTATACTGGAGATGGAACCGATGGAAGCGGGGGAACATATACAGGACAGACGCTAACGAACTTGCCCATCGTCCCAGGTTTCAAGCAGAATCCCCCAGGCGCTTACAGTGATAGCACCATTGCTGGCCAAGACGTGGCAGCCTCAACTCTCAATTGGAATGTCATCGTTTCAGCTATAGGAACTCCCGATGCCACATCAGGTATTGCTCCTTCTATAACTCTAGTAGATGACGGACAGGGAAATCTCTTTGACCCCGATGACACATCAACAGATCCAGCAGGAGCTAGGGGGACAATCAACTACATCACTGGAGCCATTACGATCACCAATTTTAGTTCCGCTATACCTTCAGGAAATGCGATCAACGTCCAGTACATACCATATGTAGCATCGAGACCACAATCGGTTGCATTTTTCCAGGATCAGTTTATGCTTTACCCGATTCCGGATCAGGCTTACACGGTTTCTTTCGAGGTATATAAATATCCCACAGCATTGGCAGACAGTACGAGTGACCCCCAGTTGTCAGAATGGTGGCAAATGCTTGCTTACGGCGCTTCCCAGAAAATTTTCGCAGATAATGCAGATTTCGATAGTCTTTCAAAGTTTCAACCTCTTTTAGATGAGCAAATGCGCCTATGCCTAAGAAGAACCATCGTTCAACAAACCAGCGAGCGAACCTCTACTATCTATACAGAGCAGCTCAATGGTTCTGGGCAATACAGTTTTGGGAATTCTTTTGGTAATTCCTAGGATTGGTCGTAGTATGGCGAGTCTTCTTTATTTTGTTCTATGCTTTCGTTTCTTTCTTCAATATCTAAGGCTATTGATATCAAGAAAACCATAACCGCGGTATTTAAAATAATCAAACCGGTTATTAAAAAAACCCAGATTTTCAGTCTTTTTTCTAAGTTCATTTTCCCACCTTTCCAACTATTGTAGCTCGTGTTATATAAAAGGAAAAGTATTAAACATTTTTTGAGGCCATAATGACATTTTCTAATGATATTCCTCGTCCTACGGATATCCCTTCTCAATCCCAAGCATTGATGCGTATAAACAATAGCCAATTAGATACGGTTTTTGGGATTGACCATGTCAAGTACACGGATGCGGATACCACTATTAGAGGGAAGCATAATAAAAGTACCTACCGAGAACAGGCAGCTTCACCAGGTACAGCAACCAATGAAATGGCTGTATATTCGAAAGAAGTAAGTTACGGTGGATTAGGCTCCAATACTGAGTTGTTTATCCAAAAAGAAAACCTTGCAGCAGCCGGATCCGATATCCAGCTCACTAACACAATTAAAACTATTTCATCAGGGGCTTCAAGTGGGTTAAGTTTTCTTCCTGGGGGTACCATCCTTCAGTGGGGATTGTCTGCCGCAGCCGTAAACGGAGCTACTATTAATTTTGGAAGTGCATTCCCTACAGCATGTGTAAATGTCCAGGTTACGATAGATATTGGATCAACCGTAAGCCCTGTTGGTACTAATGGTTACACCGTAACTGGGTTTGTGTTTAGAACAACTGCGGCAGGTGGCGTTCCGATTAAATGGTTCGCTATAGGTAATTAATGTCCTATAAACCCTTCTATATTTCAGGATATGAGGACGCGTCCGGGTTAACCACCTATTATGAGCCTTTTTTAATCCCTGAAAAAGCTTTCCCTATTTTAGAAGATGCGTATGCCTTTCGTGGTAAAATTAAACGTCGACAAGGTTTTTTCAAACAAGGGCGACTTAGACGATGTATTACATCGGCGATAACACTTACAGCTCAGGCTAATGGAGCTTCATATTCTAACGCAGATATTTTGGCAGATGCAGCCGTAGGATTAAGAACTGATGAGCCATATGCAGAAATTGAGTTGGGTTCTCTTGAAGTTGTAGTTGGAGCAGAAACATTCGCTGACAATGCTGATGGATCCCTATCGGGAGATATGGGAGGTTCGGGGACAATAAATTACGTTACCGGAGAGCTAGATCTAACCTTTGTGCCCCCTCTAGGAATGGCTACCAACGTAGATATTACCTTTTGTTATTACCCAGCTCTTCCAGTTATGGGACTACCAACTCGAGAAATCCCTGCGTTTAATGATGAGCAAACAATTGCTTTTGACACTATTTATGCCTATAGATTCGCAGGTACGGAATGGGAGGAATTACCAGCAGCAACTCCAACAATTTGGCAGGGAACAAACTCCGACTTTTTTTGGTCAACGAATTATTGGAATAACGCTAATGGCAACCTTTTTTGGACGACAAATTTTAACGTAGGTGCTTCTCCAGACCCTATCCGTTATTATGATAGCACCGACTGGACTACATTTGCTCCGATAATTACCGGAGCGACTCTTCTTCAGCAAGCACGTATATTAATCCCATATAAAAATCGACTTTTAGCTTTCAATACTTATGAAGGAGCTACCCTAGGAACCAGCACGAATTTCCCTCAAAGGCTTCGATTTTCTCAAAATGGGGATCCTACCGATCAGACTAATGGTTGGCTAGAGGACGTAATAGGTAGAGGGGGGATGATTGACATCCCAACAAATGAACATATCATTTCCGTATTTTTTATGCGGGATGTTCTCCTTGTAAAATGTGAACGCTCCTCCTGGAAAATAGTCTACACAGGAAACGAGTTCCTACCTTTTGTTTTTCAGAAAATAAATACAGAGTTAGGATGCGAATCTACCTTCTCCATTGTCCCTTTTGACCAAGGGGTTTTTGCAATCGGTAACTATGGAATAACGGTGGATGATAGTGTAAATGTACGAAGGATAGACGAAAAAATTCCCGATATTGTTTTCCAATTTAATAACGATCAAGAAGGCATAAAAAGGGTTTATGGGATAAGAGATTTTTCAAACCAGCTCGTATATTGGACGTACCCAAATTCAGCTCAAGATCCTGAATTCCCCAACAAAACGTTGGTATTTAATTACATCAATAAAACATGGGCAATATTTAACGATTCATTTACATGCTTTGGATATTTTCAGAAGGCAGGAGATACTACTTGGGCGACTCTCCCTTATGCTAGTTGGGCTGACTGGGATGTGGCATGGAATTCAGGGATTACCCAATCCCAGTATCCTGACGTTATTGCAGGAAATCAGCAAGGATACACTCTTTTAGTCCAGCAACAAGTAGCAAATGCCCCCTCTCTTTTTGTTACAGATATCGCAGCTGGAGTCGTTACGTCGCCTAGTCATAATCTCCAAGATGGGACATTTCTTAAAATAACTGGAGCTCTCGGAACAGGGATTTCTACCGATATTGTCTTCAAAATCACGGTAACTGGTGTAGACACATTTACTGGATTTGATGCAGATGGAGATCCGATAGAAGGTTCAGATTATTTAGGAGGAGGGGAAATCACTATCCTCCAAAACATGGATATATCTAGTAAGGTTTTTTCTCCCTTTTATGATCAAGGAGCCCAGGTGAAATTGGGTTACATGGATTTCTTTTTAGATAAAACGAGCGAAGGGGAAGTGACCTTAAATCTCTATGTTAACGAAAATGATTCTTTGGCTATTAATGATCCAAACAGTGTGCAAAATGAAGGACTTTTAGGGGATAACATCATTTTAACAAGACCCGAAAATACTACTCAAATCCCCTTCCAACAATACCAGAAAAAAATATGGCACCGAATCTTTTTCAATACGATCGTGCAAAACTTCCAGTACCAAATTAACTTTGACGATACGCAGATGTATGATGAAGCAATCAATAGCGCGGATTTTGTGCTTCATGCAAACGTATTATATGTCAGCGATAACGTCAGGCTTATCCAATGACGTTTCTCCCCTCCAATTCTTTATCTCCTTTTCTTCCTACGTCTCAGGTATTTCCCGAGGATGAAGTTCAAAGGCTCATTGTTCATAACGATATTTACACCAACGTAGCTATTGCAGTGAACCAAAGAGAAATTGGAGTCTATGAAACTGTTGAAGCAATAACAGGGCAGCAGTTTTTCAATCCAACGAATGCCCAACAAAAGCGACTAACCTACAGAAGACTTTATGTAATAGGGGCTATAGCAGCGGGAGCCACACTTACGACTGCACATGGGATCACGGGGTTCTCAACTCTTACTTTTACTAGGATCTCGGGCACAGCGATTACGGCAGCGGGAACATTTAATAAAGTACCTATCCCTTATGCTAGCGCTACACTCATAACGGACCAAATACAAATAGACGCGGATGACACAAATTTTAGGATAATTAATGGAGCTACAGCTTCGAATATCGCGAGTGGGATTGTTATCCTGGAATATTTAAAGAATTAAACCTATCTTTCCCTTTTCCACTAAAATAATTATTTGATACTATAAGAAAAAAGGAGACCACCCATGAGCATGACACCTAGAGGTTACGAAAGATTTTCAACTCTTTCACCCCAACAGTCCGATATATTTAATACCCTTCAATCCCGTTTAATGGGTCAATTAGGAGGACAAGATCGAGCTAATTTTGAAGCTCCATATCTACGACAATTTAATGAGAAAACTATTCCTGGAATTGCCGAGAGGTTTTCGGGAATGGGCGAAGGGGCGCAAAGCTCCAATGCATTTAGGCAGTCTTTAGGGGCCGCAGGGGCGGGTCTTTCCGAAAATCTAGCCTCTTTGGGAGAAAATCGAGAACAAAACTCCATGCAACAACTTATGCAGTTATTAGGATTAAATACCGAAGGACTTACCAAAAAAGAAAAGCCTTGGTGGCAGGGGGCTTTGATAGGACTTGGGGGAGGTTTAGGACAAGGATTGGGAAGTTTGGGAGCTAACGCAGCCACTGGAGGGTTTTCAAAATTAAAAGAATTCTTTTCTCTTCTTTCACTTCTTGGAGAAAAAGGTCAAAATAATGGAGAAGGAATTTAATGCCTCAATTTCAAATTTTAGAAGAAAACCCCTCTTTTGGATCCCAACTAGGTCAACAATTAGGACAGGGAGTTGGTGGAGGAATACAAAACGCTCTTGGTGAATTTCATAAAGCCCAACAATTAGCTCAGACTGAAAATACATTTATGCGTCAGGGATACCCTCAGGATTTAGCTAAACTTGCTGCTGCGGCAACAACTGGGGGTCAAACCGAGGTATTAAAAACGCTTTTAGATATCAGGCAAAGAAGTAACGGGTTTTCGGAAGAAAATCAAGATAAGGACTCAGGTTTTTTTGAAGAGGAAATTGGAATTGGAAGAACTCCAAAAGAAAAAGTTGCACGCGTTGAAAAACAGGAACAGAGGTCTTTTGATAGAAATAAGAAGTACCTAGATAGGATATCAGCGATTGCGGATGAAATGCCAAAAGAAAAACTAGCCCTTTCTCAGATGAAGGGAGCTATTGATAGCAAAGATTTTAATTCCTACAAAAATATTGTCGCTGAAATGACAGGTCTTGAAGTTCTTAAAACCTCTTCAGCTCAAACAGTTAATAGTGCAGCTAAACAGTTTTTAATGAGTTCTTTGGCGTCTATCGCAGGAAGACCTAACCAATTTATAGAACAACAAATTAGCAAAGCTTTGATTAGTCCTCTCTATAAAAATGAAGTAAATGACCTGATTTTTGAAGGTCTTGAGGGGTTAAGTCGATTAAAAGAAAAAGAAGTAGAATTAGCTGAGAATCTCGAAGAAAAATACACTTCTCGAGGAAAGGAAATCCCGAGAAATTTCCAGAAGATTATTAGAGAAAACTTAAAAAAAGAAGCCTCTGATTTTGAAAAAAATTATGAAGAAAGAGTCGCTGAACTTTTAAGTTCCAAAAAGGGATCATTTGTAATGATCGACCCGGCAGGCAATAAACGTTCAGTCCCGAAAAAAGATGTACAAGCTGCAAAAAAAGCCGGCTATCGACTAGGAAAATAGAATATGAAAGAGTTTGGTGAAATTATTGAAAAAGCTTCTCCAAATTCAAGACCAGAGTTCGAAGAGTTCGGTGAATTAATAACCGATTTTTCATCCCCGTCTTTTATTTCGGAGGTAGGGAGACACACGTTGAGAACAGGATCTAGGATAGCAGAGTCCGTATTAGGGTTACCTTCCGACGTTCTTCAAGCAGGCCAACTAGGGGCTCGTCAATTAGAGAAAATGGCAGGTAAACTAAGGGAAAAGATTGGCTTATCCCCTCTAAAATCCGGCATAAAAAAACCCGGGTTACCAGGTTCAGACGACTTAAGAGAATTGTCAACCCGCATTTTTGGTGAAAAGGTTCTTCCTCAATCAGAAACAGAATCTTTTATTGATAATATAGTTGCAGATGCAGCGGTACTTGCTATCCCAATTAAAGGGAAAATTCCTTTTTTACGTTCTTTAGGAACGGCCCTGGCAGGAAATTTAGCCTCAAAAGGTGCTGAAAAAGCAGGAATTGGAGAAAAGGGACAGGCAGCTGCCAAAATGGGTGCTTTTTTTCTTTCAGGGTTATCGGGTAAAGGCACAGTGAAGAAATACTGGAATGAGCAATATAAACTTGCAGAAGAATCTATCCCCTCAAAAGCCCGTATGGATGCTAATAAATTAGAGAGGAATTTAGATATATTAGCATTTAATCTCAAAAAGGGTGGAATAGAGACCCCTTCCCAAAGATTTGTAGAAAAACCTTTAAAAGAACTGAAAAAGATAATCCATAATGGAAAAATCGGTGTCGAAGATGCTGTGAAAGCAAAACAAAAAATAAACGAATTACGTTCTGGACTTTTTGATGAAGTAAAAGGTAGGCCAGGACAAAAATATGCACGAACTAAAATAAACGATATATCTCACTTCTTAGATGAATCCTTAGATAAATATGGAAAAAATAATCCTAAATTTTACAAACATTATAAATCCGCCAATGAAGCCTATGGAGGATATCAACAAAGCAAGCGGGTAGGGAATTGGATTTCTCGTGCTATCCCAGGTGGGAAAATGGGAAAAGGTAGCCTTATTTTATTGGAGGCTATTTTTAAGCCTACTTCCTTAAAAAAAACCCTTCCTGCTGTAGCTGCTTTTACAGGGGGAGAGCTATTAACAAGGATGTTTAAAAACCCTACTCTACGAAGGTTTTATGGAAATTTAATGAAAGACGCAATTAACGAAAATAAAACAGGATTTTTGAAGAATTTAAAATACATAGAAAGGGAGATAGAAAAAACAGACCCTGAGGTATTTGGAAAAAACTCTCAATCTTCATAAGTATATGGGTAGCATTCTCCATTTTCGTCAATTTCATAGTCATGAGCGTCATATGGGTTTTCATTTTTAGGAAACATCAAAATAACCGCAATTATTATTAATATATCAATCATCTTATTTCTCCATTTTTTCTTGCTTCTCTTTTTTCTCTTGAATTAAAATCTCTTTAAGACTTTTCCCCATTGCTAACTCAAAAATTCTATGTTCGAGCATTTCAAATCTAGCGTCCATTTTTATAAATTGAGCGTCGACTTTCTCGAATCGAGCATCTACTTTCTCGAATCGAGCATCTACCTCAGCAAATCTTTTTGTAAAAAACGTTTTAAGCTTTTGAAAAATCGCATAAAGAGCTGCTATGATTGAAAAAGCTGAGGCTACCATGGCCAAAATATTCAATGCGTTCGGATTACCTACAGTAGGTGGTTCCCACATATTATTTCCTCCCTCTCTCAATCTCTAAAAGCCTGTAATGAAAATCTTTCATCATATCCATGGTTTCTTTATGAATTGCATGGATCAAGTCTTTATTAGCGTCTAATTTCTTATCCATGTGTCGTAGATCGGCTCTAGTCTCTGTTCGCTGCCACAGCCACAAACCTCCCACTCCCATGCAAAAAATAACAAATTGTACCCATTCCATATCATTCTCCTTCGAATCTTCCTTTGTCGTTTCGTTTCCTATAAACAGGAGACCTTCCCTTACGGGCGCATTCCCAGAACTCGTCTACATCAATTACTACCCTTTTACCAGTTTTGATAAAAGCCGTCTCGAAACCATTTTCTTTGCATCTCCATCGGATCTTTCTTAAGGCTTCTATTGAAAAGGCCTTCTGTAAGTAGGAGAACTCTCTAATTGAAGCGTAGAGCTTAATTGGTGCATTCATGCTCTTATGATACCGCAATTGGACAATATGGACAAGTCATACAAATATTTTGAATAAGTAAGTTACGCATGCTATTTTAAAGAAAAAACTTGATAAACCAAAAAGGACATCATGGCACGCAAAGCATCGGGACAATCCCAAGTATTCTCTGGCTCTCCTCAGCCTCAATTCTCAAATGTCGCATTTAAAGCAATCAAAAGCACAAGAGCCCCTACCTCGGCAGATGTTGGATATGATATTGGCCAAACATGGGTTGATACCGCTAACTCACTAGTTTACGGATTAGCTTCTGTAGCAGCGGGCGTTGCAAAATGGAATGTTTTCGGTCCTGGAGCTTCAGATTTTGATTCTATGGTTCCAGATGCTGGGACTGATCCAGTAGTCCCCGATGCTATTGGTTCTGTAACGATGGCAGGAACAGCGGATCAAATCACTACTACAGGGGGATTAAATTCTCTTACTTTTTCTACCCCTGCAACATTCATCGCTCCTGGTTCGATCGAGTCAGTTACATCTCTCACTGTAGGATCAACAGTTACTGCAACTGGTGGAGCTGCTTCTTTTGGAGGAGGTACCTTTACCGTCGCTTCTGGAACAAGTGCGATCAACGTTTCCGCAGATGCTGCTGCTACCACAGTGAGTATAGCTTCAGGAGCTGCTGCCAAAACACTCGTACTGGGATCTGCCACAACAACATCTACCACAACTGTATTAGCTGGATCTGGTGGGGTCAATGTTGATGGTGTGACTCTGATCAATGATAGCATTAACTCAAACACATCTATCAATACAGGAACTTCCACAGGAACCGTCACAGTAGGTAACGCAGCAGCAGGAGCAATCGCTGTCGACACGGCTGCTGGAATTTCTCTCGATGCCGCAACAGCTTCTAACTTCACAGTCACTGGCGCGGGGGCCGATCTAACGCTCGCTTCTTCTGGAGGCTCTGTAGCAGTTTCTTCTTCAGAAGCCGCTATAGCAGATGCAGTAACCATTAGCGCATCTGCTGCTGACGGGGGAATCACCCTCGATGCCGGAGCAACTCCAGGCGTTACTTTCACTAACGGCACCCAATCTCACCAAATGCTTGTTGGAACAGGAAACCCTGATACTGCTGTCACTGCTACTCAAGGATCATTATACGTTGACATTGGAGGAAGCACTTCAACAACCATTTTGTTCGTGAACACTGACGGAAGCACTGCATGGGTTGGAGTAGGGGTTTAATAAAGGAGATCTATGGCATACGGTACAAGAGCGGCTTTTGAGCCGATTAGAGAAGTCGCGTTCGGAAGTATAACCTCTTCTTATGCGAATTTAGGCACTCCTTTTACGGATCACGTCCGAGAAATTAGGATTGTAAATACGTGCAATACCGACATGTATTTAAGCACTAATGCTTCGGACAATATGATCCGAATGGCAGCCGGAAGCTTTTACATCATTGATTTCGCAGCCAATAAAGTCAGAGACGATGGTCTTTTTCTTCCTATTGGAACTCAACTTTCTATCAAATACCAAAGTGCTCCAGCTACTGGGTCTCTATGGGTTGAAACGGTGTACGCTCAAGGCGGAGTCTAATGTCACAGGGAGGAAAAAGCAGCGCTAGCGGTTCTGGCGGTCCTCCAATTGAATCTCTCGTAGGAAATTCAGGCGGACCAGTTTTCCCCGATGCAGCTTTCAACATTGACATTCTCGGAAATAATACCACGGGAATTGACATTGTTGGTACTCCTGCTTCTAGTCTTCTTACCGTCATAGGAATTGCATCTTCTACCACTCAAATTGGAACACTTGCTCTTGCCACAGACGCAGAAGCAATTGATGGCACTGTAACCGACAAGGCTATTGTCCCTTCATCCCTAGCAGCTAAGCTCAGAAGCCAAACGATCTATGGTCTTGCGATTGGTAATGCGACTACAGGTGCCTTAAATTGGACCGTAGCTGGAACCGATGGACAAATCCCTATAGCTGCAACTGGTGCAGATCCAGCCTTCGCCTCTCTTACCTCGACTGGTGCAACTATCGTTTATACCCCGGGGGCTAACACTCTTAACCTGGAAACAGCTGCAACGGTCGCCACTTCTTATACTTGTGACACAGGCTCAGCCGTTCCCGCTCTGGGCGTTCTAACGGTGATCGGTGCAGGAAGTATTTCAACTTCTGGAGCAGGCTCAACTGTAACAATTACTGGAAGCGGAGTTCAAGTTGTTACTGTAACACCTCTAACTGATGCCTCTTCTCCTTATGTCGTTCTTTCAACGGACTACTACATGACATGCAATGTTAGTGGAGGCCCTCTACAAATTAACCTCCCTAACGCTCCTACTACAGGCACCGTTTACATCGTTAAAGACTCTGGAGGCAACGCAGCCACCAACAACATCACAGTAACCACAGTCGGAGGAGTAGTCAACATTGATGGAGCTACTACGTTTGTGATGAATACAGCTTATGAAGCAGCAACCTTTCTTTTTAACGGCTCAGCCTGGGAGATATTCTAATGGCCTATAAACGCACCTCTCCAATGCCAGTCGAAGAAGGCGGAACAGCAGCAATAACCCTCACAGACCATGCGGTTATCGTAGGATCAGGTGTAGGAGCTGTTAGTTTCGTAGGTCCGGTAGCCTCTACTGGAGCATTGCTTGCGTCTTCCGGTGTTGGATCGGATCCCGGATTTACAACTGCCACTTACCCCCTAACTACTACAGCAAACCAGATCCTTTACTCCTCGGCCACTAATACTGTATCAGAAATTACCTCAGAAAACGATGGAGCACTCATCACAAGTGCAGCAGGTGTACCTTCTATTTCTTCTACTCTTCCTTCAGCGGTACAAGGAAATATCACCTCTGTTGGAACAATTGCTAGCGGAACATGGAATGGGACAGATATAGCCGTAGCGGATGGAGGAACTGGTTCTTCTACATTAACTGGTGTTTTAACAGGCAATGGAACCAGTGCGATTACTGCTAACGCAATTACTCAATATGGTGTTTTGGTTGGGGGGGCCTCTAACGCTGTTGACTCTACAGTAGTAGGTACAGCAACCCATGTATTAACATCGAATGGAGCTGGAATGGCACCTACATTCCAAGCTGCTGCCGGAGGGATAACAGGCCCAGTATCTTCAACGGATAATGCTCTTGCTAGATGGAATGGGACTGGAGGAACCGCAGTTCAAGATAGCACTGTTATTGTAACCGACAATGGTGAAATGACCAATGCATCTCAGCCTGCCTTTTTTGCTTTTCTAGCCACAAGTGATACGAATGCTACTGGGAATAATACTGAGTTCCAAATCGGGTCCGGAAATGCATTGACGGAGACCTTTGATCAGAATTCGGATTTTAATACAAACGGGACGTTTACCTGTCCTGTAACAGCAAAAGTCTTGCTGCAAATGGATTCTCGATTGATAGCAATGACTGGGGCAACTGTTCATAGATCTACGATCATTACATCCAATCGTTCCTATATCAATCTCCTGTCTAATTACCCTACAACGAGTTCTCAATATTACTATTCCGTTTTAGCCGATATGGATGCGATGGATACTGCAACTTTTTCAGTAGCAGCCAATGGAATTGGAGCTGATACAGCCACTCTTCAAGGGCTCGGTACTCCTTATACATTTGTCGCAGGATCAATAATTTGTTAACAAGAGGAAATTATGAAAATACAAGTAGATAACAAAACAGTCTTTGAGCTTTCAGAGATTCAAAAAAAGGTCATACAAAATGACATCCCTACCGAGATTTTTGTTTCGGATAT